GGATACTCAAAAGCCACGAATGAAGCACAGTTTATTTCTTCTAAAATTGATTCAACAATTGGCTTAAGGTTCTTTACCGTATATGGTCCATGGGGTCGACCAGACATGGCGCTGTTTGATTTTACTAAAAGTATTGTAGAAGAAAAACCTATAAAGCTTTTCAATGACGGTGATATGGTTCGTGACTTTACTTATGTTGATGATATTGTACAGGGTATAGAAATCGTCATAGATAGAATAAATGAAAACTCAGATATAAACGAGATTTATAATATTGGCTATGGTCAGCAAGTACAGCTCATGGATTTTGTAGATCACATCGAGAAAAATCTAGATAGAAAAGCTATCAAACAATTTGTGCCTATGCATCCAGCCGATACACATAAAACTTGGTCTGATACTAGTAAGTTAAAAAAACTAGGCTATTCACCCAAGACACCTATAGGTAAAGGTGTATACGAGTTTGTTAAATGGTACAAGGATTATTATCATGTCAATTAATATTGCAATCATAGGTCATGGATACGTAGGTAAAGCAGTTGATCATGGTTTTTCTACGAGTCAAGTTTCTAAGTACATTGTTGATCCAATATACGGTTATCCTACTATTGAAGATCTCGTTGGTAAGATACGCTTAGACGCAGCATTTGTTTGTGTACCTACGCCATTTGGCGACGATGGAAAGATTGACGCTTCAATAGTCAAAGATTCAGTGCGTAAATTATCTGGTGCAATGTGTCCCATTGTGGTAAAGTCAACCACTACACCTGATGTTATAGAAGAACTTTACTTAGAAAACGATAACGTGATTTATAACCCAGAGTTTTTAACAGAAAAGAATGCTTTACATGATTTTATAAATCCACCAATGCACGTGCTTGGTGGTAAAAGACAATACACTAACAAAGTATTAGAACTATATGAAAACTACTCGCAGTGTACGCCGTGCCCTGCATATCATATGACCGCAAAAGAAGCATCCTTTGTAAAGTATGGAATCAACTCATTTTTAGCGAGCAAAGTCTTATGGTTTAATCAATTTAAAGATGTAGTTGAAAAATGGGACGCTAAGTATAACGTTATTGTCAACGCCATAGGTACTGATCCACGTATTGGACATAGCCATACACAAGTGCCTGGCCCAGATGGCCGTAAAGGTTTTGGTGGTGCTTGTTTCCCTAAAGATACAAATGCTTTCTGCGCTTTTGCTGAAGGTGATCTGCCTGTACTTAAAAAGATTATCGAAGAAAACAATAAATATAGAAGTCAATACGAACTCGATGATCGTGAAAAAGAACAGAAAGTAAGTTATGTCTAATTATGCGAGTATTATACCACTCATTGGCGGTGAAACTATCGCCATGCAAAATGTATTTAAGAAAAAACCGGAGTATATTTTAAGCTATGAACCGTTTAAAGCAAACGATACTCACCTTGTTGAGTACTATCAACGAAAAGTTCCCTACCACCTGCTGGGAGATAACGGGGTGGACAACCTACCTAGTGTCGATGTTGTTAATACCGTATGTCCTTGTGCTGGGCTTAGCAGTCTTAGTACTACAGCATCTACTGATTCTGCTGCTAACGATTGGATGCCTACCACAGCTCGTTATGTTTTGGGTACACTCCAACCTCGAGTATTCTGGGGCGAGAACGCACCAAGACTCGCTTCAGCGATGGGACAACCTATTGTCGAAAATCTCCGAAAAATCGGTAAAGAGTTTGGATACACTTTCAGCATTTTTAAAACAAAGTCTATCCTTCACGGATTAAGTCAAGTCAGGGATAGAACGTTTTATTTCTTTTGGAAAGGTGATAAAGTACCAGTCTTCGAATATATAAAAAGGGAACACGAAAAAATAGAAGACACGATACGTTCCGTGAAACGTGATCCAAAGGATCCTATGAATGTACTTACTAATAAACGTGTTCCTACAGAAGACCCGTTCTATCGATACATTTTAGAAGAACTAGAAAACAATATTAGTCACACACAGTTTCAAGATAAGCTGCAAAAATCATATGATGTCTTATGGTACATAGAACAACACGTTACTTATGATAAAGTTGCAAAGTGGATGGACAGTAATGGCTTTATAAAAAAAGCTGAACGCTGTCGCACAATGTTTGAAAAATTAAAAGCAGGTGGTAACGTAATGAGAAGAGGTGTGTACATACCGAAAGATTACATTGGTGCGTTTGTTGGAGCACTGCCTACAATGTGTACCCACCCTGACGAAGATAGATTTTTAACTATTAGAGAATGTTTAAGTATTATGAAATTACCTAATGATTTTATATTACAAGGTGGTCTTAAAAATTTAAATCATATATGTCAGAACGTGCCTGTCAATACTGCAATGGACATGGCAGAACACGTATTAAAATATGTTGATGGAAGACTCGATAACAGTATGATCGATACAGATTACTTAGTGCAAGACAACAAGAATATGACATTGAATTACAAAAAAGACAGTGTACAACTTGACGCATTTATGGTATAATAATGGATGATTTAGCGGACAAACTAAAAGTTGTTTTGCAAGAACTTAGTGATGTTATGAAACAACGTAAAGACAAGATTGAAGAAATACGTAATCAAATAACAATACTTGAAAATAAAAATGAAGATCTTGATCGCAAGGTCAGTGAAATAATGAGGGACTTTTAATGTCAATAATGGACAAACTAAAAAAGAATAGTAAGATCAAAGAAACTTCTATTCTTTCAGATTCTAAATTCTTTACAGAAAAAGATATGGTGCCAACCGACGTACCAATGATGAACGTTGCACTATCTGGTTCTGTTGACGGTGGGTTGGCGCCAGGTCTTACTGTGCTTGCCGGTCCATCCAAACATTTTAAAACTTCGTTTGGTCTTATCATGGCCAGCGCTTACTTAAAAAAATATAAAGATGCCGTGCTTCTGTTCTATGATTCAGAGTTTGGTTCGCCGCAAGCATACTTTCAACAGTTCGATATCGATACAGAACGTGTACTACACACGCCTATTACTAATGTAGAAGAACTAAAGTTTGATATTATCGCACAGATGGAAGGTCTCGATCGCAATGATAAAGTTGTTGTGATGATTGATTCAGTAGGTAACCTTGCTTCTAAAAAAGAATTGGAAGATGCTATCAACGAAAAGTCAGTTGCCGATATGTCACGTGCCAAAGCACTTAAAGGCTTGTTCCGTATGACTACACCATATTTAAATATGAAGAACATCCCGCTGATTGCTGTTAATCATACGTACATGGAGATTGGTTTATTTCCAAAAGCAATTGTGTCAGGTGGCACAGGTATCTACTACTCAGCTGATAACATTTGGATTCTTGGTCGTCAACAAGACAAGCAAGGCACTGAAGTTAAAGGTTATCACTTTGTAATTAACGTGGAGAAATCAAGGTATGTCAAAGAAAAGTCTAAAATACCTATTAGCGTGTCTTGGGATGGCGGTGTTCAGTCTTACAGCGGCCTACTCGACGTCGCCCTTACAGGCAATTACGTTGCTAAGCCTAGTAACGGTTGGTACTGTCGTGTTGATCGAGCTACTGGAGAACTCATCGATCCAAGAGTACGAGAGAAAGACACCTTGGAAGAAAAATTCTGGTTACCAATCTTTGAGTCCACCGATTTCAAAGATTACATTAAATCCAAATTTGCCATCGGAGGAAAGAGCGACAATGAGCTTGTACTCGAAGATACAGCATAAAGAAAACGTAACTTATTCGCTTGTCCCTGGAGAAAGTGGTGACCAACATTGGTTGGTGAGATTTACTGAAGGTCCATTCGCTGAAACCGTAATTCAGTATGGTGCCATCAAGTTAGTACCTGAAGATGAAGGTAAGATCTCATTTAACTTCTTTGTTGAGTCATCACCGGATCCAAACCTTACGAGTGAAGACGTAGATTTGCAGTTATGGTCAGGTGATGTACTCGAAGAAATACTAAGACAATCACTTCAAGATGGGTCAGCACAGATATTTGAAGAACCTACTCAATGAAAATTTTAATATGCGGTTTGCCTGGCTCAGGTAAAACAACTGTCGCAAAGCCATTATCAGAACTAATAGGTGGTGTCCACATTAACGCAGATGATGTACGAACTAAGTACAACGACTGGGACTTTTCACCTAAGGGTAGAATTAGACAAACACTGCGTATGTGTCATTTAGCTGATGGTGTAGTTATGTCAGGTAAAATAGCAATAGTAGATTTCGTCTGCCCAACAGAAGTTACTAGATCTTTTTTTAACGCTGATTATACCGTATGGATGGATACCATAGATAATTCATCATATCCTGATACAGATCAAATATTCGAGCCACTGACAGAATATAATTATCATGTGAAAGAGTGGTTCAATGATACTCATACACAATTAATGGAAGTTGTGTCTAACTGGATGAAAAGAAATAGTTTACAAACTGAAAAAGATGTGGTATAATATAACCTATGCAAGCAAACCTTGAATTAACTATATTAAGAAACTTATTAACTGATGAAAAGTATATGCGAAAGGTTTTGCCTTTTGTAAAACCTGATTATTTTGAAGGCATATATCGAATTTTATTTAGAGAAGCCGGCAAATACGTAGGCAAATACAATAAACTTCCATCTGCAGAATCGTTCAAAGTAGAGATCGATCAGTCGGATAGATTGAGTGGAGAAAACTACACGGTAGCAGTGGACCTCGTACCGCAGCTATTTTCGAAAGAAGAAATAGATGAGCAGTGGCTTGTTGATACCACAGAAAAGTGGTGCCAAGACCGGGCGATATATAATGCAATCATGGAATCTATATCAATCATTGATGGAAAGCATGAAACTTTAACTAAGGGAGCGTTACCTGACCTGCTTTCCAAAGCATTAGGTGTAGCGTTTGATACAAACGTTGGCCACGACTATATTGAAAACCAAGAAGAACGATACGAATTTTATCACCAACAAGAAGACCGCATTCCTTTCGACCTGGAATACTTTAACAAAATCACCAAAGGTGGTGTTCCTAATAAAACACTTAATATTGCTTTGGCAGGGACTGGTGTTGGCAAGTCTCTTTTTATGTGCCATGTTGCTGCTTCGGCTCTTGTACAGGGTAGGGACGTTCTTTACATAACAATGGAAATGGCGGAAGAAAGAATCGCCGAACGTATTGATGCTAACTTACTTAACACACCTATTGATCAACTTACTAATCTATCGAAAGAAATGCATAGAACTAAAGTTGAAGACATAGCGCGTAAGACTGCAGGTAAATTAATTATTAAGGAATATCCTACTGGCTCCGCACATACAGGTCACTTTCGTGCATTATTGAATGAGTTAAAACTAAAGAAGCAGTTTGAACCTGAAATAATTTTTATTGATTATCTTAATATATGTGCTTCTTCTCGCATGAAAGGAATGGGTGGTGCAATCAAC